GGCAGCACAGTGGACGGCTTGCCCTTCAGGCGGGTGGGCGCAACCATCGGCGGGTTGACCATCTTGTCGATGGCCTGCGCCTTACGCTTCTGCTGGTGCTGCAACTGCTTGATGTCGCCCAGCGTGTCCATACCCGGACAACGGCCGTACACATCTCCGCTGAGAACATCCCAGCGCGGCACATAGGCGGGGAACTTGCGGTAGCCGCTTTCCATCAGCAGCTCGTCGCTCTCCGAGGCCAGCTCGAAGTAGCAGCTCTTGAACGGCATGTTCAGGGCGTCTTTCTTGCTGGCGTCCCTGTCACCCATCAGGCGCGGCTCGATGAAGTGCAGGACTTCAACAAGCTCGTCGTAGTTGCTCTCGTCCCACAGGCGCTTCGTGGCTTTGCTGACGCCAGACCAGTCCATCTTTCCGGTCATGGGATCGTGCACGAACTTCTGCACGATCTGGCCGACGGTCATGGTGAAGTGCCGACCCAGCGTGTCCACGACGCCCTGATCGTTCTCGGCGATGACGTACTCGCCTACGGTAAACGGGCGGAACCGGATCACGTCGTCGAACGACGGCTGCCGATAGAGCGGCGCTGTGCCAAAGGCACCAAGCTCCGTGTAGACGGTGTAGATAGCGTTGTAGAAGTTTGACTTGTGCAGGATGGAACGCTCGATCATCTCGACCTGAGCCAGCCAGCGGCGCACGTCTCCATTGTCCATCAGGTCGTCCCGCACCCTGCGGCGGTGCCAAGGCCTTGCCGGGGATGTCATCCCAGACATCAGTCCCGCTGCCATGACCCTGAGTGCCTGCGTGCCCGTGCTGTCGATAATCTTGGTAGTCCGCTTCCGGCCCCGGCTGTTCTGGCCCTCGATCAGGTAACGGCCACGGCGAGGCGCGATGTAGTCGCTGATCTCCATCCAGTGCGACCGGAACGACGAGCGGTCGTTCTCCAGCTTCACAAACCGGCGATACAGGGCAGACTTCTTGCCCTTCAGCGGGATAGTCGTGTGCAGATTGTCAACACTAGGCAGCGGCATATCAGGCCCTCATTGTCGGGTACATACGGTCAGCGGCAGCGCCCTGATCGTCGTCCTCCATGAACTCCATCTCGATGACTTCTAAAGTCGCGCTGGTCCCGTCCTGCCCTTTGGAGACAGATGCTACCCGGACCTTGCAGTGGATCTCGCGTGTATCGCCGACATCACCGATGTCGCCGAGGGCAGCGATCTGCTCCTCCTCAAGATACAGTTTGGGGAGGTACTCGTCCTCGCTGGCGAAGGGGTCGCTCATAAGCGATCCCCCAGCGTCTTTGCTGCCCATATACATCACCTAGTTCCCCAGCAGTGTTTTCTGCGTCGTCGCTGCGGTGCTGCTGCCCAAGGCCTGCCCAGTGACGTTGGTGCCGCCCATCCCGGACTGCTGGCGCTGGCGACGACGCTCATCTGTGCGTGCCTGCTTAACGGCTGCGTCTGCCTTCTTCGGCGGCTCAGGCGGGGGAGGCGGAGGCGGAGGTGGTGCGGGGGCTCTTCCGCCACCGAAACCCGGTACTGTGAATAGGCGTTTCATCCAGCAATCTCCTTTGTCAGATGTCGGAACAACCTGTACGGGGTGACCGACCAACACTTTACGGCCATGACGACCTTGACGTACCCAACACAGTTGTTCAGGACCAGCGGGCTGTATGAAGGCTCTGTGCCCCGCTTCACCCGAACTACTGTGTAACCCTGCTCCTCGTAGTGAGAGGCAAGGTCGAAATCTGCGGCTGCCTCAACTTGCACAATCGGTATGCCCTGATGGCCGTTGAAGCTGACCCATACTCCTCGTTCCTCGTCTCGGAGGGCACACCATACGTGCCTGAACCTCCGATGCAGCAGCCACGCCAGAGGATGGGCGTTCTCGTCAGAGAAAATTATTAGACCATCCATACCGAACTCTGCGCAATTATATTACTCTATACACTAATTTTGTTACCCTGAGAAGGGGTCATACTCTGCAGATGTTGCTTGCTGCGATCCGTGGAAGCCGAGGCGCGACGGGTAGACCGGCAAGACGTAGGTCAGAGCCAGCGCGTCAGCCAAGTCTGGAGAAGGTATGCCGCGCTTCTTGGCGTCCTCCTTGCCTTCCAGCTTCAGCTCATTGCGCAGCGTGTAGCCGTACTCCAGCCCCGTCAGGTCGCTGACCAGATCAGGGTCGTCAGGCAGTCGTATCCCGTCCTTGATGGCGTCACGCAAATTGCCCCACATCTGGGCGCGGAGGTTAGCGTATCCCGGCTGAGTAGCCTTGCTGCCGAAGTTGATCTCGATCACCTCGAGGCCAAGCTGTCGGCACCGGTCCACGACCCCGCCGCCCACGCCGCCACCGTCGATGAAGATGGAGTCGGGGCTCTTCTGCTTGGCGATCTCGGCGATCTTCGAGGCCAGCGTCATGGTGTCCACGCCTCGGAACGTGTGCACGCCTTGGCTCTCGGCGTCTCGCCCTTGCCGCAGGTAGATCACGCTCTGGTCGCTGCCGAACCGGGCCACGTCGACACCCATGACCAGCGGATCGTGGGGCTGCACCGATACCTCGAGGCCAATACACTGGGCGACATCGGCGGTCGGGATGAACTGCAGCTCGCCGGCCGAGGGGAACTGGCCGAGCACGCGGACCTTCACGAAGTCGCTGTCGAGGCCGTAGTCCTTGATCCACTCCTCGAACAGCCGTTTGTTCGTGATCTTAACGTCCCGGCTGTCGATGTGCCGCCGCATGTACCGGTGCCGGAACCTGCCCTGCATGTTCTCGAAGAACCGGCCCGTGTTCCGCGTCGGGTTGCCGAAGTCAAACGTCATCGGCTCACCGTCGGTCAGGCCGCCCTCGCGTACCTCGAAGATCTTGTCGGGCACGGCGGACGCCTCGTCGAAGATGTAGAACGGCGTGGCCTGCGCAGCGTGCAGACCAGCGAACGCCTCGCTGTTCTCCTCGCGGCAGGTCTGGGCGTCGACACGCCATGTCTCGCGGTGATCGAGGTGGTACATGTTCATCGATCCGCCGCCGCTGTTCAGGTGATACCAGTGCTTCGTGATCCCCATGTGGTGCCACTTGGCCAGCTCTGCCCACGTCTTGGTGCGGAGCTGCTCCGACGTGTTAGCCGTCACGATGCCCTTGCTGAACGGCCGGGTGTCCATGATCCACCGGATCAGCCACGCTGTCAGGGCGGACTTGCCGATGCCGTGGCCGCTGGCGGTGCTGAACTGTATGGGGTCGACTGCCGTCTTGCCGTCGAAGCCCCGCTTGCGTACCTCGTCGCCTAGATCGGTCAGGAAGCCACGAGCCCAGTCGTCTGGACCATCGAAGCCGTCGAGCTGCCCTGAACCCCACGGATAGCTGAACAGGACGTGGCCCAGCGGGTCAGCGTAGAACTGCGATATATCGGCCGCGAGATCCACGTCAAAGGACATTGAACAGCCTCCTCAAAGCGTATGACCTGATGATCGACAGCACGAAGTAGCAGGCGGTGATCCATGCCGCGTCCATCGGGCTAGGCTGCAAGCCGAACAGCGGCAAGGCCAAGTACGTAAACATCCACGAGATGGCCAGACCGATGAAGCTGTTGGCCAGAGCCTCGATAGCAGATAGCTGCCTCGACTGCCGCCTCATGCGCTGACGCCTTGTATCTGGGGCAGTGAGCACCGTCGCAGGGCGCTGTTGTCCATCACGAGGCACTCGCCAGTGAACTGGGACACCGCGAACGGGGTGAGCCTCTCCCACACTAGGATGGATATGTCATCCGGGTCCGTCTCAAGTAGATAGCAGATCTCGTCACTTGTGGCTTCAAATAGCTGAAGCAGCATGTCTTCTGCCAAGCTCCCCATGCACGCAACCATCCAGTTTGTGTAGCCGGCGCTCTCGATCTCGAACTCCTCGAACTCATGCTCAAGGAAGTGGATCATAGTCTGCATCCGTCATCCGATGGGCTACAGGCTCTATCCCGCTGCAGGCGTAGGCTGGATGCTCAGGGTCGTTGCTGCTCGCCAGTTCTTTGGACCCGCACTTCATACAGACGCGCATCCGGCCAGATCCGGGCATGGGATCGCCCCACTGGTGGGCAACCGGTCGCGACCCCGGATGCGCTGCTCTCGCGTATTCGTCTCTCATGCCGCTGACCTCGTGCCTTTGCATTTCCACCGCTTGCGCGACAGGCGCAGCGGAGAGTTCGGATCTCGCGCTGCCTTGGGGTGATCTTTCATCTGGCCGGCGCTGCGGGCGCAGTAGGCATCGCCCTTCGACGTACCCGGCTTGACCCTCGGCCCGCCGCCCTTGGCCTTGCCGGCCTGCCCGTAGCTGACCTTCTTGCCGCTCGCGGTGATCTTGACGCGAGCCTTGCCCTTAGCTGGCTTAGCCACGCTTCACCTTCACGCGCTTCTTCGCGGTCTTCGCGCTATCCTTGAACGCCTGAGCCGACGGAGCGCCGGCCTCACCGGGCTTGCGCATCTTCTCTCCGCTGCCCGACTTGATCCGAGCCCGCTTCCTGCGGATGTTCTCGTACAGCCCCGGCTTACTTGCCATACTTCACCCGCTTCTTCTTCGACGCCTCAATGGCGCGGCCCTGCTTCTCAGCCTTGGACTTGTCGGCATAAGACTTGCCAGACTTGCCGTACTTGTAGGCGACCTTGCCGCCCTTTGTGGTTTTCATAACAGGCATCAATCGTCTCCTACGACGCGCAGCTTGGCCACTCTGGCACGACCCTCGTGCAGTCTGTCGGTCAAGGCAGTCACGTCTATGTTGCGGTTTTCGTTAATGTTCTCGCTCGGCATCACCTTGGCCAACAGCGTGGCAAACGTGCGAGGCTCGTCATTTGCCAGCATGTACAAGTAGTCCACGCCGCCAGCCTTCTCGAAGGCCTCCATGATCGCAGCTTTCATATCGCGCGTCGTCTTGTTAGGCGTGCCCTTCTTGCGCCCGCCAAATTTCTTTCCCGTCGTGTTCGCCATACTAAATTTACCTAGTTTAGGTTTCAGATAATAACCCAGCTCGGCGCATCAAGTCGAGCAAAGTCTTCTCCTCCAGCAAGTACAGCCGCCGCGACCTGTCTTGCCTGACGACCAGCAGGTCAGCGGAATCCTGATCCAGCGCATCGTACAGGAACTTATACCCACTCTTCTTACGCTTGGCCTCTACCGTGTAAGGCCCCAGCTTGATGTCTCCCTCGAGATCCTCGCCGGCCGCCTTGAACGCGCCACTCCCGAATACCCTACGGACATCAGCCCCGGCATCCTCCCAGAACAGGACGGTCTCCCTCTCCAGTTCATACCCTCGTTGCTTATTTCTGTTTGGCATTAGCAAGCCCCCTAGTGGGCTTGCATGCAAAATGCATAGCCCCTATAGGGGCGTGCAAGCATGCAAGCAAGTTTTTCTCAACAATATCAACACTTTAAGCCAGCTTGCACGCACTTGCACGCCCAACTTGCACGTGCAAGCTTGCATGCAAGTTTTTTCTCAGCAATATCAATGGCTTACTCCCGTTTAACTGACGTGCAAGTACACAGCTTGCATCATGCACTAACGTGCAAGCTGAGAGCATTTGAACGTCCATCTGCCTGTCGTCTTTCTGGCCTCGTCGAGCAGCAGAACGACAGTCCCGACGCTCGTGGTAACGGGCTGCTGGAACATATCGTACATCCTGTCCATCAGGCCCGACGGCATCCTGTCAGCCTTGCTCGGCCACCCATCCTCCTCCCTCATGCTGTCGTGCACATCGCCGGCAGCGTGATCACCGTATCCACATATATCGATGATCTGCTCCGCCAGATGCAGCGCAAGTATGGCGTCACCTCCAGACACAGACAGCGAGTTCAACGCGCTCTCAGGGCTGCTGAGGTGGCATACACCAATCTCGAACCCCTCCGGCAGCTCGCAGCCCTGCAGCTCGTACACGATGGGCTGCAGCGGGCTGCCCTCGCGTATCTTGCCGGTGTCGAGCACGATCCACCGGCCGAGGTTCTGGTCCAGTGTGTTCCTGCGCCATTCCTTCCGGTCATTGCCGCCGGTTGGCATCCAGTTGGCCAGCGTGAAGCCGCAGTCCAGCGCACTGTAGATTGCGCCGGATCCACGCCACGCGCCGCTGTCCGCCCTGTACCAGTCGGCGTCCTTCGACCGATCCTTCGGCGTGTGGTGGGCGTGCATGACGGCAGCGCCTGTCATCGACGTGATCAGCAGGAACGCCTTGGTCAGCATCGCAGCACTGTTCGCGCTGTTCTCGTCCATCGCGTCGGACAGCGTGATGTACGGATCGAGGATCACCAGCTTGGCACCAGTGCTCCGCACCCAGCCGACGATCTTGGCCACGTTGTCCTCGTCGATCTCAGGCGTGCCTACCTCATTCAATGCAATCAGGCGCATCATGCCTTCGGTCTTGCCGCGCACAGATACACCGAGGCTGTGGCTCAGACCCATGTCGACGGCCGCCGCCTTCAGCCGGCGCTTGATGTCCGAGACGTGCTCTTCGTTCGCAATCCACAGCGTGGCCTCTGGCTGCGCAGCCTCGGGCAGGCCCATCTTCTCGGTGCAGCCGGCGGCCAGTGTGACAGCCAGCGCCGCCAGCCACCGCGT